TCAGAGATTATCGAGTGCTTTGAGTGTTTTTTTAACCTGTTTAGCTTCGGCTCTTTTGAACATGTGCTCATAGATACGGAGAGTCATCGAAACATCTTTATGGCCAAGACGGCGAGAAATATAATAGATGTCCACATTTTGACTAGCTAGGTAAGCAACATGGTCATGTCTCAAACCGTGGAAAGTGATTTGTTTATGGGCGGGTACCTGGATTTTGGTTTGATAGCTCTTAAGCATCTTGTTTGTGGCCGCATCTGTCGGGACTAAATGTCGGGTACTTCTAAAAACAAGATTGAGAGGATCCCGATAGCCCTGAGCCATAAATGCCTCTGTCTGCTCTTTTTTGAGCTTTTTCAACAGTTGGGTAAGATCGTCCGGCATATCAATAACTCGAACAGAGGAGGGCGTTTTTGTGGGCATGAGGCCTTGTCCGAAATGATAGTCCCAAGTTTTATCAATATTGAGTTGCTGGTTTTTGAAATCGACGTCAGCCCATGTCAAGCCGACCACTTCGGAGTATCGCATTCCAGTGCCTAGTCCGACGGCAATTGCATATGAAGTATTCGCTTGGAAATTTGCTGTTTTATAGACTAGGTCTTTGAGCTTTTTCAAAAAGGGGAGTTCAAGAAATTTAAGGCCAGGATCTTTTGCAGCTTTGCCAACAAACTCAACCCCCTGAGTAAAGTCCCGGTTAAGTATTTGGTTGTTTATGGCAGCCTTGACCATGCCACGTACATAGGCGTTAATTTTTCTGACAGTATCCTTAGCATGTGTTTTGCCGTAACTGTTGATGAAATCTTGCCATCGATCAAGGGTGATGTCTTTGAGTTTAGCGACACCAAAGAAGTCTTTTAACGCCGTTTTAAAATAATCGTACCGATTTTCGGTAACCTTGGCGTGTTTGCCTCGCTTATAGCGAGTGAGCCACTCTTCAAAGTAGTTAACAAAGCCGACTTCGCGATCAAGCATGTTAGCGCCTTGTTCTAATTCGGAGGCTAAGATCTGGGCATCACGTTTAGCTGCTGCTTGACGGGCATAGCCACGCTTGCTTTTGGCGTGGCGTATACCTTGGTTGTCATAATAGTAAACACGGTAGCGCCATTTGCCAGTGTTTTCTTGGGTTATGCTGATTGTTGCCATTTATCCACACCTCCTGTGTTAAAATGGAGTAGACAAAGAGCGCACTGCGCTCCGAGTATCGTTTGGCGTCTACCCATTTACTTTGGTCGGTTGGGTAGGCGCTTTTGTTAATAATTCGATTTCTTGGCGTTATGATACTTGCAAAGCATGACTAAATTATCTCGTTCAGTTTTCCCGCCTCTCGACCAAGGAATAACGTGATCGCCTTCCATTTCCGAATAATTCCATATCTTAGTTTCGTTGTGACGGCTTGGATCGGAAACACAATCTGGACAGTTTGATATGCCTTTTTTCTCAGCATAATTTGTCTGCTCTGCATATTTAGCCTTTTTGTCTACCACTGAAAAAGATCGCAAGCTTAATAACTCGGGTTTATTCTGCCCACTAAGCACGTATTCATATATGCCGCTATTCTTGGTTACTTCATCGTCCGCAACCAGTTGTTTAACGATCTTGTCAACGGCTTGCGGATTATAGGAGTTTTTATGATAAGTATCATATAGGACGCCCCAGTCAAGACCACGCATCGCACTATCAATGCTGATAAACACAGTGGACACCCAGTCGATAACGGTATTGAAATACGTATTCAATTCATCAACGTTGTTGTCATAACGATGTTCACTCATATAACTGTCAATATTACCTTGACTAACCCACTTGAGAGCCGTTCTTAAGTAGTCTTGGCGGTTAGGCGAACCTTTTATATAAGCACTCCATTTTTGAATATTTGCGTTCTGAGTGTTTGAAAAGATTTCTTTAGCTTTGGTTACAAAAGGTCCTGAGTAGACAGCATTTGCTAATTCCTGATCGTTAAGCGGAATTCCGGTTATGTTAATTGTTTTAAACCATTCTTTGATCTCGCTTTCAGTACCTTCGCATTCGTAAACAAGAAGCTCAGACTTCATAATGGTAGCTTGCTGATCTTGACTTAGCCCAGAAAAATAATTTTGATTGCCTTGGTTATCTTTTATGGCAAACTTTCCAGTTACATATCGTCCAATTGAAGTAATACGTTGCTGGCCGTCTAAAACCTCAAGTGATCCATCAGACAACTTGTTAAAGTAAATCAAGCCGAGTGGATAGCCCTTAAGCAAAGAGTCAATGCACGCATTTTCTTTGCCACCTTCGGAATAGATATAATTACGTTGGTACTCAGGCTGAATAGTGAGCTTGCCGGATAAGCCAAAAAGGCCTTTACCTTCGTATTCGTTATACTGAAATCCATCAACTAGATCGGCAACAGTGTACTTTTTTAACAGAGTATTCATTTTATGCCTTCCTTCTGATCAAAATACGCGCGTATAACTTTTTTCCATTAACATAAGGACGTTCACCGTTAGCGGGATTTCTTACGTCGTATGGAAATTCTTCGATAGATTTCAACGCCATTGATTTTTGCTCCTCCGAATGGCCGGTCAATAATGTTGCCGCCCTCAACGTTCTTTTCTGAATGTTTGGTGAGATCCGGGACGTTTGTACTTGACAAGAACTCGGAAGTATGGTGTGTGTGTGTGTGTGTGTGTGTGTGTGTGTGTGTGTGTGTGACACTATAAACAAGGTCTTTGCCATCTGCGCCTTTGCGAAATGCTACAATCTCAAATTGATCTGGATTGTATTTGTCGAGAAAGGTAATCGGAACGCCCATAACGCCATCGTAGTCACTCGGAATAGCATCAGTAAAAGGAACCTCGATAGCGTCATAATTATCATAATGTGCATACTTGTGGCCACGTACCTGCTTGTGCTTGCTGAATTTAATGTTGTCAGCCATAGTCATTAGGCTTAATGGTTGATGGCGGCGGCCATGATTAATATTCGTAAACCAACGCACACCCTTTACTCGAATATACTTATTTCCGCTGGTATCTATACGATAGCCGGAGGCGTTTAGAGGATAGCTTTTTGGAACCATGAACTCACGATCACCTGAATGAATAGATTCACCGAGCCAAATATAATTAGACATAATAAGAGGAAAAACTGATTTATATGTTATGGCATTGACATTACCAATTATTGAAAATAACTTTTCCTTAGGCTTTACCCAAGCAAGAAATTCGCGAAACAAAGAAAATGGGGGATTAGTAATAATCATATCCGCCTGATCTCGCAACTGGGTTACTTCCTTACTTCTAAAATCTCCAGCGGGGAATCGGCGAGATCCATCGGGATTATTGTCACTGCTAAGATAGGTGATAACAGATGAACGTTCACCACGAGACAGCTTGCGTTTTTCGGATATCAAGAACTGTTCAACGTCTTGTATGTTGACCCGGCTATCCCTGTCAAAATCAGAGACATCAGTTAAATCGATCCTATACGCTTTGCTGATTTTCTTGCTCGCTCCAGCCTTTAACTCTGGATCCGGGTCAAAAAGTGACAACTCAAGTTGAGTGTTGACGATTGGACTTGGATCGTAGCTCGTTGAAATAAGCCTTTTCAAGCCATAGTCATTGAAATGAGTGGCAAAGAACTTAAAAAAATTGCTTTCAAAAGGGTCATCACAAGGAAGTAGAATAGTCTTATTCCGGAAAACGTCTGGGTTATACTCAATATAGGCATTCATTTCTTTCTCAATGTCAGACCATTGCGTGTAAAATTCGTCATTTTTTGCCTTTTTTGCTTGATTCAGTGCTCGTGTACCTGCCATGCTAGATTTTCCTCCGAGAATTATAAGCACCACGACTATATATTGATTTTTCGTTTCACTCAACCAGACGAGGCGCATTTTTCGTTACCTGCTCCGATCCGTTAACCGGATCGGGGCTTTTTAATTATCAAAATCAGCGTCATCTATATCGGAAATATCAAAATCATCAATGTATTCTGCCAACATATGAATTCCAATTTCAGGATCCATATCGTAGACGTTTTTGGATTGGCGGTTTCGTTCCTTGATTTCTTTTTTACGTTCGCGATCAACCAAAATTAGCGGGTCTACAATGCCTAACACGAGGTCTTTATTTTTCTTTATGATTCTTTCGCGAGATAACTCGCTAATGGCTGCATCCTCTGCTGCGTTCCAGAATCCTGAAATGCTAGCCCTAGTCCGCCGATTCTGTTCAGTGCCAGTAAAAGCTTCTGCAAGCTTCATGCTCAGGGAACGCGGCAAAAGAAACCTTGATTGGGCAAAATCTACAATTCGGTATTTGAGTGTTTCATAGGACACTTTTTGATGCTCATGAATATATTTTGCTGTCTTTCCCTCCATCATGACAGCATTCAGAACTGTATCAGGAAGTAAGGATAGTGCTGCAAATCGATTTGCTCGTCGCTCTCTAGAGTAATTCGAGGCGTTTGGCAATCCGTTATCATCTTGGACATCAATGCCAGGGTTTGATCGTAGATATTCCGTGTCGAGTAACACATGGCAAAGCTCATGTGCATATGTGAAGTACCTTCGCGAGTTATTATCAATATTGCTGTTAATGGTCACGGTGACGGCTGAGTCTACAATCGTTGTTCCGAGAATTCCATCACGCAGAGGAAATGGGAAAAAATCGTCTGGCAGCTCCTGAATTGCAGCAGTAATAACGGGAACAGCGTTGTATTCAACGGCATTGTTGAATTGCTTCCTCACAAGAATTTCTATTTTATGTGCAAAGATGTCAGCGTCTTTATAATTAACCTTTTCCATTTTGCTTTTCCCTCAACCGTTTTGCTCTTACTTTTAGGAGATCTTCCATTTCTTGCTTGAGATCGTTAGTATGTGCCTCGTCTAAATCCTGCTGATCGACGACTGAACGAAATAGAGCGCCAACTTGATTTGCGAGTTCTGCTTTTGGGTCCGGATCTTTGTTTCCGACCAACTCGTCGTAGGTTATTCCCAAAACATGAGCGACAGATCGGAGCGTTGCATCTGTTGGCGTGTGTGTTTTCCAGTTGTAAATGGCATTCTCACTTAAGCCTGCCATCCTAGCTAACTGTGGCAAGCTCATTTTTCGAGCATCTGCGAAACTTTTTACACGGTCAAATATTGTCATATCGGCGTTCCTCCAAAATGGACGCCAAAATTAATACAAAGTTTGTATTAAACTCTTTACAATTCTACAAACTTTGAGTATAGTTTAGGCATCAGCTTGAGTAGTAACTTACACAAGGGAAGAAAAGCAAACACTTTACAATTGGCGTTGATGAGTGAGTTACATGCTGTCTTCTTTTGCTATGCCTAAATCTTACAACCTTTGTGAGAAACGGTCAACTGCTTTATAAGCTGAAAGACAAACTAAACGAACAAGAGGTGATCACTGGTATGTCAACGATGTTGAAGCGTTTCAAAAAGCAACTTATTGACTTGGATCTAACACAAGCCGAGGTTGCAAGAAAATTTGGTTGGTCAAGTCAATATGTACGTGATTTGATGGGCGGAATGGCGTTTGGCCCTGCAGCGGAACGCAATCGCGCCGCTGTTATCGCTTTTCTTGCAAAGGTAAAGGAGGAATCCAAATGAATGGGTTAGTGATCATGCATGAGCAACAGGCAGTTACTACGAGCCTGAAGGTTGCTGAAGTTTTCGGTAAGGAGCACAAAGTTGTGCTTCGTGCAATCGAGGACAAAATTCAATCGGCACAAAATTATGCCGATTACAAAAAGATGTTCGAGGAAAGCACCTATACCGACTCGCGAGGCCGAGAACAAAAGGTCTATTTCATGAATCGTGATGGATTTACGTTCATTGCGTTTGGTTTCACCGGGAAGGCTGCAGATCAATTCAAGCTGAAATACATCTCAGCATTTAACGCAATGGAAAAAACGATCAAGTCACTGCCGATTAAAAAGCTGGATCCTGTCAAACAAGCAGAGATTGCGATGACCAATGCCAAGACGCGACAAGCGAACGCTTTGTACCGAATTGCTATGAAAGCCGGATCGATTAGCTCGCAGCAGGCGCTGTTGGCAAAGGCGGCTGAAGCAATCACTGGTGAGATGGTGTTGCCGACAATGCGAACAGAGGAGTTCAGCGCTACCCAAGTGGCTGAAAAGTTAGGCATCACTTCAAATAAGGTAGGACGTATTGCCAATCGAATTGGGATCAAAGCAGAGCAACCTGGCCAGAATGAATTCGGACGTTGGTCGGCCAGCAAGTCACAGCACAGCGACAAAGAAGTGCCGCAATGGCTTTACACAAAAAAGGGATTGGCTGCCATTCGATCAGCAATAAAGGAGTGAAGTACGTTTGGAGTCACAAAAGGTGATTAGAAAAGAATTGCCGGTGGTTGCATGTCAGACGATTGATTTGTTAGAAGCAGCAGTTTCTAGAGAATTGCAAAAGAAAAACCCACATGCAACTCTGCGGGTTGGACTGCTTGGAATAGTTGCTTTAGGGCTTATAGCAATCACTCGAGTAGACGAGTTTTCGTCATTTGAGGCTCAAAAGTTGGAGAGGTGAACCAACACGGATGCTTTTAAAATACAACCAGAAATTACGGTCACTTTGCCGACAGGTTGGGAGCTAATTGAAACCAGTCGACGTAAAGATCTTGAACAGCGTGCCGACATGTCAGAGTGGTGGTCAACAAAGGATGTTGTCAAGCGATATAAGCATGACATGCGTTGGCTAAAGAAAAACATTTTGGAAAAGCCAGAATTTATGGAAATTCTCAGATATCGAATGGTCATGTATGCGGGAGATGGTGGCAAAGATTGGACTTTCGAACCAGTCAAGTTTTCTGAGTTTATGCGTAACTACTTTCCTGAAATTGCGAAAGGAATTGGTGAATAATGATTGGCTATTTACTAATTGCAGGTGGCTTCGGTGTGATTGTTGGTCACTGCTTAGGCCACAAAGGAAATTGGAGGCAGTGGATCGAATGAGCTTGCATCAGTGGGACAACATCAATGATCTTCACCATGCCGAAAAAAGTGGCTGGGGTGAAGAGTCGAAGTTTGAGGAACTGGAAGACTACCAAGGCAATGCGCTTCATCCTGGCCACACATACTGGCTTTATCAGGGTGAGCTGTTTGATGAAGATGAAGCACTTGAATTCCTAGACAGTCTCGGTGCCACTCAGGTCATCAACTAGGGGGTTGTTATGAAACCAAAGTATATCAGTACTGCCAAGCTCAATCATGCTGAATGGCTAGATTTTCGCCGTCAAGGAATTGGTGGTTCTGATGTAGCTGCCATTCTTGGCATGTCGCCTTGGCGATCACCATACAGTGTCTGGGCTGAAAAGACGGGTCGCTTGCCGATTAATGATACTGGCAATGAGTTCACTCATTGGGGAACGATCATGGAACCAATTCTGGCTAAGGAATTTGAGCAAGTCAGCGGTAAGAAGGTGTATCGCCAAAACAAAACCTTTTATCGACCGGATCATGAGTTCCTTCGAGCCAATATTGATCGCGATATTGTTGGAGAACCTGGTTTTCTCGAAATCAAGACAGCAATGGAATATAAATCTAGCGAATGGGCAGATGACAATATCCCAATTGCGTATCAACTGCAGGTCCAGCACTACATGTACGTCTTGGATCGACCATATGTCTATTTTGCCTATCTCGTAGGTGGTCACAGCTTTGGATGGAAGAAAGTTGATCGCGATCAACAGGCTATCGATACTTTTGAGCCGATGCTCATCGATTGGTGGACAAAGCACATCCTTCACGATGAGGAACCAGACATTGACGGAGATAAGGCCACTACTGCGGCACTCAAATCGCTATATCCGGATGAGGACGGCGAAGTGATTGAACTTGGCCATGACATAAATCAGCTGCTCCGGAACCGAGAAGAGCTTTCCAACTCCGTCAATAGCACGTCCAAGTTAATTGATGCAATTGCCAATCGAGTACGGCAGGAGATGAAAGATGCTTCTGCTGCGGAAACAGAAGAGTTCAGAATTACCAATCACAAGAACAAGCGAGGTAGTCGCGTTCTACGAATTAATAAAAAGAAAGAAGATTGAATATGGACTATTACAACGTTGCATACGATTTATACAGCAATCATGGACATTTATCAGGAGAGGCTGATCATGTCTACGTTCCTGATGGCACGTTTGGTGCGGTGACAATTGATGACAAAGACGGATCAAGTTTGATCGTTATGCCAAGCGAGATCCAGCATCTTCGGATTACACCGATCAAGGAGGATGAAGACTAATGGCGACAACATCTTTGCAAAAACAATTAAACGAAGTCTCACAAGCAAAGGGTAAATCCAGTGCTGGATCGGTGGTCAAAGATCTCCTGAGTGCACCAGCTATGCAGAAACGGTTCAACGAGGTGCTTGGTAAAAGCGCGCAGCAGTTCACTAGTTCGATCATCAATGTGGTCAATAGCAGTCAGCAACTTCAAGGCGTCGATGCCATGAGCGTTATCTCATCGGCGATGGTTGCAGCCACACTCAATCTGCCTATCGATCCCAACCTCGGCTATATGTATATTGTGCCCTTCAATGAAAAGGACAAGGCCACCGGGAAGTATCTGAAACGAGCTCAACCACAAATGGGTTACCGTGGTTATATTCAGTTAGCCCTGAGAACAGGTCAATACAAATCGATTAATGCCCGAGTTGTTCATGAGGGTGAGATCACCAACTGGGATCCCTTCTCAGAGACTTATGAACGCGGTGAAAAGACCAGCGAAAAAGTCGTGGGATACGTTGGACACTTTGAGCTGCTGAACGGTTTTCAGAAGACAACTTACTGGACAGTTGAGGAGATGGATCAACACCGCAAGCTATACAGTAAATCTGGCAACTACAACGGACAGCGGTCAGGAGTTTGGAAATCAAACTTTGACGCCATGGCCACGAAGACTGTGATCCGCGATTTGCTGTCTAAGTGGGGAATCCTTTCGATCCAGATGCAGGACGCGGTTGTTAAGGACGAGAAGCCGCAAGTTTACGATGCTGAAACCGGTGAACTTTCGACAGATCCGAAGTGGGCATCTAATGCCACCGAGGATGAAGATCCGGATTCTGTTGATCCAGAGACTGCCAAAAAGGCTGAAGATTTCTTCAATGGCGACGACAGCGTAGATAAGTAGGTGAGCTGATGGCTATTCGAAATAATCTTGCAGTGCTGCTGGCAGAACGGAAACTTAAGACAAGTCAAGTAGCAGTGGATACGGGAATCTCACGAAGTTCCTTGGCGTCCATTGTTTATAACCGTAGCAAGATGATCCAACTCAGCACACTCGATATTCTGTGCCAATATCTTCAAGTTACACCAGCCGAGTTTTTCGTCTATGATCCTCACCCAACATCGTCTGACTGGTACTTGTCGATAAAGCAGAGGTGATCTGATGGCGGACGGAGGTTGGATCAAGCTGTATCGCTCCATCCGCTCAAATTGGATCTGGGCGAACGGAAATGAGCGATACGCGAAATGGTGGATGGATTTAATCATGATGGTCAATCACGAGCCGAGGAAGGTTCTGGTCAATGGCAACTTGATCACCATAGGAGTTGGCCAGCGCCTCACGAGCATCAAGAAATTGTCTGAGACCTGGGGTACAACTCGAAGAACAGTAGATCGTTTTCTGTCACTTCTGGAAGAAGACAAAATGATAGAAGTCCAAAAAACTAAAACGAAGGGCACAACGATTAAAGTCCTACACTACGCGGATTATCAAACTTTTCCACCAGAAACTGGTAAAGGGTCAGCACAACAGAGGGCACAACGCACAGCACAACGCACGACACATAAACAAGAACCTAAAGAATTACTAAAGAACTTAGAGAAAGAAAAAGAAAAAAAGAGTCTGTCGTCATTAGGGCGAGGAGAGCTGGTCAAATTCTGGGAGAACAACGGCTTCGGAATGATTAGCTCAAAGACTCGCGAAGATCTGATGTACTGGGTCGATGACTTCAAAAAGATTGGTTCGAGTGAAGAGCAGGCAATCGCCATTGTAAAAAAGGCACTTGATATATCTGTCGACAACAATGTGCGGCGTTACAACTATGCAAATTCGATCTTGCAAAACTGGGAATCTAAAAAACTGACCAGTGTTGAGGCCATTAAGGCTCTCGAAATCAAACGTCAGCAGGACAAACAGCAGCAGGCAATCGGTCGCAGTATGGAGTCTCAGGTCTACCACAACCAAGGAGACGTCAGTGACGATGATCTGCCCTTCTGAACTGGCCGAAACCAATTAGGTTGAACCGAGGTGAAATATGAACGGACTTCAAATAAGCCCAAGCATCTGGGCTGCACTTGAAACGTTTGGTGAGCTTTGTCCAGATTGTGGGAAGCCACTTTATCGTCCTAAGCCATTAAGCCGTGTTACCGGTAAGAAAATGGCTGGAGCATGTATGTACTGTGGTTATAAACAGCCGCCAACGGAACCCAAGAAGCAAAAACCAGATCTTGAGAGAAAAGCGCGGAAATCACGAACTCGCAGTTATTACTTGGCATACTCGGTCTTCAGCAGCGTTGATGTCATGGGCGAGGATTTCAGCAACTTTAGAACCGACAGTATCGGTCAGCAGCAACTGAAACTTTTCGCAGTCGGATTGGCAAATAGAATTGCTCGTGGTGATGTTATACACGGATTGATCGTCGGTGATACCGGCGTTGGAAAGTCACATATTGCTAATGGCATCTTGATGGATGTGCGCAAGAAGACCAGTTATCGCAAGAACTGTCTGTTCATTGATTGGAATGCACTCATGCAACAGCTCAAGTCTGGCATGAGTGACAACGCTCAAGATATACGGATGAAAAATGAGAAGATCATGCGCGAAATAGGCAAAGCAGATGTCGTTGTAATCGATGACCTCGGCTCTGAGCGTGGTAGTAGCTTTGATCTTCAGACAGCGGACGAGGTTTTTAGGAACCGGGAGGACAAATCAACGATTGTCACTACTAACTTGCATGGCCAAGACCTCAAGAAAAGATATGGCGAGCGAACCTTGTCCCGCATGGCCAAGCATGGCCAAGGAAATAGCTTTGGCGTTAAAGGAATCGTTGATCAGCGAAAGGAAGGCATGTCATGAGCGATTTTCGAATAACGAAACGCGATGAGAAAGAACGAAGCAGCGATTGGATGACCCTTGTTCACGAAGAAGACAATCAAGTTCTGATCGATGTTCTTAGCATTGCTAAGTTCAAGATTGCAAATGCAGGCATCTATTTGGATCGCGAAGAGGTTAAAACGCTGGTCAACTGGCTTGACGAATTTCTTTACTCAACTAGAGAAAATGGAACTCCAACGTTCACACAAAAACGCAGCAAAGAAAAGCGGGGAAAGTTCGATGATGAAAACACACAATACTTTAGACGACTTAAATAATCACTTATTCAGTGAGATGGAACGATTAAATGATGACACGCTAGAGGGTGAGTCATTAGAGCAAGAACTTCGACGGGCTGACGGAATTTCCAAAATTGCAACGCAGATCATCGGGAATGCCAAAACCATTCTAAGTGCTCAGGTTGCTTATCAGAATAACGAGTCCGCTGATCCAACAATGCCACGAGTGTTGCAAATGAGTGAGGTGACTGAAAATGGGAAAGCACTTGACGGTGTACGACACTGAATATTGGCGTCGAAACGCTTTGTTCACTTTGGAAGAAGAACACAGAGCTAAGCAAATCATTCCTGGACGAACATGGGCTGAGGCAACAAGGCAAATCAACTTTGAGTTTGAGATAAATTTGACTTCACGACAGGTTCGAAACTGGGGTCATCGGCACCATGTTTATGCTGCTGAAATCATCGATAATAGCGAGCCAGATTTCAAGATTGATCCAGTTAGAGAACATTGGAATAAGCTTCTTAAAGTCAACCAAACTCTCAATCGGTTGAATTCCGTCATCAAATCACAGCGAGTGAGGAGCTGGCGCTATGTCTAGGCTATTAGATGACAAGCAGCTCAAGGCTTATAAAAAGTTTGTGCCTGGTCACACAGCCGCAGAGATTGCGAATATGGTTTACGAAAACTGGGGCATCCAGTTAACGGTTCAGAAAGTTCATGCCTTAAATATCAGAAACAACATTAAATCTGGTTTATATCAAAAATATTTTGGCAAGGCAGATCCAAGAAGGTCATCTTCACATCACGACCTTCATAAAAGAATGGCGATTGGCACGGTTAAAAGGAACGAAACTCGTTCAAAGGATCGACCAAATCGTGCACCAATCGTGGTGGTGAAACAGGCTGAGAAAAAATGGAAGCCAAATCATAGACGAGTTTGGGAAGAGGCGTATGGCCCAATTCCCAAAGGTTACAAAACTGTGTTTTTGGATGGTAACTCGTTGAATTTCAGCATTACCAATCTTGCACTCGTCACAGACGCAGAGTTTTTAGTTATGAATGATAAACATCTGATCTCATCGGATAAGAGAGTGACTCGTAGTGGAATAGCGTTGGCTAGGCTCTTGTCAAAGACGTATCAAGTTAAAAGAAAAAAAGGCAGCAATTGATGAGGGAGGATTGATGATGATACAGATAAATATACCTGGGGAACCTGTGCCACAAGGACGGCCACGCTTTGCCAGTCGGGGCAAGTTCGTATCTACCTATGATCCACCAAAAAGCAAAGCGTACAAGAATGAGGTGGCCGTTGCTGCACGCGATCAGTACGCAGGAGAGCCGCTCTCAGGGCCGTTGATCTGCCGAGTGACAATCTACCGACCAATACAGCAAACCGGCAGTAAACGGCTCAAAAGGGACAAAGCGGCAGGTGTTGTGCGACCAGTCATCAAAGGCGATGTCGACAACTACTTCAAAGCCGTCACGGATCCGCTGACGGGCATTGTATGGGTCGATGATGCGCAGATTGTTGAGGCTCACATTGCCAAGTTTTACAGTAACGAACCACACGTTGAGATATACATCGAACAAATCAAGGAGGGCTAACGCCATGACAGAATTAAAAGATAATAGCATCACTGTATTCGGTAACGTAATTAACTCAACCGAAAAAAACTGTGAACAAGGATCAGGTGGTTGAACTAAAAGTACGGATTCAAGCTAAAGAGCTTGACGGCAAACGTGATTCATTCGCAAAAGTTTTGAAGGGCAATGCACAGATGGTATTCACACCGAGCCAGACTGAATTGGATGTGGATGGCGATAAGCCTGCTGAGGGGCAAACTGAATTGCTAGATGATAAGGCTAAAAAGTAATCAGACAAAGCGGAGGTTAAGAAATGAACAATATGGCCAAGACACTTCGTAGGGAAGACCAGCGAGCGTTTGATACGTGGTTTAATCGGTGGATTAAAAACACCAGGCTTGAACAGTCTCTGATTGAAGCAGCCCGAAAAGGATATAAATCACTGATAGTTTATGATCGAAAGAATGACATGGATGTTTATCAAAAGCGGCGATTTGAAGATCCGCGTTTTGTGAAACGGCTTCAGTCTGAACTGCCTGATCTGCATGTTGAGCTTCGTCAATATTTGGATAAGAACGCATTTGGGTTTTCGTTCAATGCTTATAAAGTAGCAGTGTCTTGGGAAGTATTGAAATAAAATGCAAAAAAATAGCCGCACGATGGCAGCCATTCCTGAATCATTAACAAACTAATTCTATCATAAGAGGTGGGGCCGTTGAGTCGTGAACACAAAAGTCGGTTCGAGTGGCTTCAAGATTATCTTGAACTGGACGATGAGATCAGGTATCTGGAATGGAAGATACGCAAGTCCAACGCTGAAGTCGATCGATGGTCAGAGGGTGATCTGAGCAGACTCCACGTATCGGGTAGTGATTCTCGCGCTGCACATGTCGGTGAGGAAGTGCCAGAGCTGCAGACCAAGCTGACTGAATGTAAGGCTGAGCAGTACGATCTCCTAAAACTGATTGATTCATTCAGCGGCTACGAGAACCAGATACTGAAAATGAAATATGTTCAAGGCATGTCGTTGGAAGATATAGCAGACAAGTTAGGATACTCATATGAGACTATCAGGGCCAAGCACGCGGAACTGCATCGCCGCTTGAACTGGATTGATGAGTTGGAAGAGCAACGGCGTCAATTAGAGAACAGGCTAGATTACTGAATACCAAATTTATGTATACGCATCGATTGCATGGTATCTCTTGATATTTCGAAATATGATGGAAACATCAAAAGTGCAACAAGACGGGTCAGCAGGTTCGATTCCTGACAGTTGCATAGCCCACCAAACTTTCGAAAGGAAGCGAAGACCGCCTGAACTCGGTCGTGGGCTAAAAAAAGAAAAAGAAAAAGGCCACAACGGCAAATGACTGAGGCCTTTAATCTTGAACAGGAGGAAATTACAATGCATCACTACATTACGAAATATTGGGAAAACGGCAAGCATTATGCCGAGTCATGGATTCAGATCAATATGTTCGGCCGATCTTATTGCTTTTCAAAGCAGCGCATTGTATCTGGCGAATAAACCGGATTGTGCGGGTTCGATTCCTGACAGTTGCATTGGATCAAGTCTGGTAAACCCTAGGAGTAGGCACCGGACTATGGCACTTCGCTAATGTGAGGTGCTATTTTTATACATAATTTCAGGAGGCGAGTAGATGCAATGGACAGATGAACAAATCAGTGGCATTAGGAAGCTCGCCTCTGAAGGCTTTACCAGACGAGAGACGGCCGACAAGCTAGTTATATTAACAATATGATTGATGGAAGGACAGCCAAACGGTTGTCCTTTTACTATGTCATTGGGAGGTGGATAACGATGGCCATGGTACCACGAGAGATCAGCGAGCCGTTCTATCATAGCAAAGAGTGGAAGAAGACGCGTGCTGCCTACATTGCCAGTGTCGGTGGATTGTGTGAGCGCTGCTTGAAGCGAGGTATCATCAAGCCCGGCTACATCGTCCACCACAAGCACTACATCACAGCAGACAACATCAATGACCCAAGCATCACGCTTAACTGGAACAACTTAGAGTATCTTTGCTTCGATTGTCACCAAGAGGAACACTTTGAGAAGACGGCATCTGTTCGTTCTGACGTTATGTTTGATGCTCATGGTCAGTTAGTACCAGTTAGTCGGGCCCCCCTGCGAAGCCATAAGCAGCTGCTTAAAAAGGAACGGCATGCAACACACGAATAATACACAGGTTGTTTTTTCGTATGAGGGGGGGATAACAAATTTAAGGGGATGACGAAATTGAGCCGTAAAATGTCGATTGAAAGGCAGGATGTTGCCATTCAGCTCGAATATGAGCGGTTGCGTCAAACGTTATCCGGTATCTCAGCGGAGAAGTTGGCAGCGGCCGATAACTTGATCCAAAGATGTGCATTTATGACCATCACGCTTCAAATCTTGGAAGATGAAGTCAAATCTAAAGGGCCAACGATTCTCATGCACAATGGGAAGCAGACGATGCGTGTTGAGAATCCCGCCCAGAAATCATACAACACGATGATCAATCGATACACTGCCACGATGGATAAGTTACTCAGTTTGCTACCGAGAGAATCCGCAATCATGCCCGCCGATCCCAACAAAGAGAGCGACGGCTTTGATGACTTTGTTGAGGAACGAGGCGAATAGCAATGGCTGACATTCAGATCAAGATTCGTGTCGATCGACATGTCAGTTATCCACCTGATTACGATCCAATTACTCAATACTGGCAATCGTTTGTGCAGAATGGTGGTGATCAAGTTGTCGGCAAGAAAATCTACCGCACGTACAAGAAGCTCATCGCAGACATGCACAATGACAATAGTGAATGGTACTACTCAAATCGTCGTGGTAATCACGTGCTTGAATTTATCGAGAACTATTGCCGTCACAGCAAGGGACCAGCAGGCGGGAAGCACATTGTCCTAGAACTCTGGGAGAAAGCACTGTTGGCAGCGTCCTTTGGATTCGTTGACGGTGCGGGTTTCCGAAAGTATCAGCGGGTTGTCCTGATTGTTGGTAAGAAGAACGGGAAGTCGCTGCTCGGTTCCGCTGTTGGGTTGTACATGCAGATTGCCGATGGTGAGGCTGGGCCTGAAGTGTACGCGGTGGCTACGAAGAAGGATCAGGCGAAGATCATTTGGAATGAAGCCAAGCGCATGGTCAGAAAATCTCCGGCTTTGGCTAAGCGAATCAAAACGCATGTGGCCGATCTGTCTTCAGAAGATTACAACGACGGCGTCTTTAAGCCTCTGTCATCTGACAGCGATACGCTTGACGGCCTCAATTCTTCTTGCATCCTGATGGACGAAATTCACCAGTGGAAGAACGGTGAGCCACTTTACAACATCATGGCCGATGGGATCACTGCACGGGATCAACCACTGATTTTCATCACATCCACCGCTGGCACGATCCGCGAAGATATTTATGATCAGATCTACGACGACGCTGAGATGACTATTGCAGGATATGATCAACCCGAAGGTTACAGGGATGAACGTTCATTGTTCTTCATCTACGAACTCGACAAACGTGCGGAATGGCGTGATGAGAAATGCTGGGTCAAGGCAAACCCTGGACTTGGCACGATCAAAAACAAGACCACATTGGCTGAACGTGTCGAAAAAGCCAAGGCAAATCATCGACTGGTTAAAAACCTAGTCTGCAAGGATTTTAATATCCGTGAGACAGCAACTGAGTCGTGGCTGACCTTTGATGAACTGAATAACGAGGCCACGTTTGACACGCTCAAACTCAAGCCGCGATATGGCATTGCTGGCGCTGACTTATCGCAGACGACTGACTTGACTTGTGCAACTGTCATCTTCCAGATACCTAATGATGATCACATCTACGTTAAGCAAATGTACTGGCTGCCGGAAGACACTCTTGAGCAGCGCGCACAGGAGGACAACATTCCTTATGCCACGTGGCGAGATCAAGGATTGTTGAGGACGAGCCAAGGTAATAAAGTCTATTATCGTGACATCATGGACTGGTTTGAGGAGCTTGAACAAGAATATGACATTTACCTGTTCAAAGGCGGTTATGACGCCTGGTCAGCCACATACTTCGTCAAGGATCTTGAATTCCGATATGGTGAAAAGACTTTTGATGCAATTCCGCAAGGGGTGAAGACGTTATCAAGTCCCATGCATTCACTTGGTGCAGATCTTCGTTCAAAGCGAATTGTCTATAACAACAATCCAATCTTGAAATGGTGTCTGTCTAACACGACGATTGTGACTGATAGAAATGGAAATATCCAACCTGACAAGGGAAAGAATAAGCGCAAGCGAATTGATGGGATGGCTTCTTTGCTCGATGCTTATGTTGTTTTTGAGAATAATCAAGAAGAATATCAGACGCTGATTTAACCGTAAGGAGGTGATTATTTGGCATTTTGGAACAATCTTTTTCATAGAAAAAATAGTGGCGTCACAGTCACACCGGAATACAAGCTTGTTACCAACTACGGTAACGGCTTTTTTGGTTGGAATGGCAAGGTCTATGAATCTGACATCATTAGGTCAGCCATTGAGGTCAAAGCAACCACGATCGGCAAAGCAGTGGCCAAGCACATTCGGTCCGGTGCCGGTGACAGCATCGCAGTCAATCCAGACGTTTATATCCAGTTCTTGTTATCAGACCCGAACCCGTTAATGAGCGGCCAGATGCTGCAAGAAAAGATGATCACGCAGCTTGAACTGAATAACAACGCTTTTGCCTTTGTCCAGAATGATGCCAATGGAATGCCAACAGCAATCTGGCCAATCGTGGCTAACAGTGTCGAAGCCATTCAAGACGATCAAGGCAACCTCTATCTCAAGTTCTACATGCCGAATGCACAGACCTACATCTTTCCATATTCGCAGGTGATTCACCTGCGCAAAGATTTCAACAAGGACGAAATCTTTGGCGAATCCAATGGCCCGACTTTGGCACCACTCATGGAGATTGTTACGACCACTGACCAAGGTATTGTATCTGCCATTAAGAATTCAGCCGCTGTTCGCTGGTTGTTGAAATTCAATACTGCTATGCGCCCGGAGGATATCGAGAAGAATACGAAAGCTTTTGTTGCATCGTATCTGCAGACACAAAAAGATCAGGATTCAATCGGTGCAGCTGGTGTTGATGCTAAGACCGATGCAACCCAGTTACAGCCCACTGATTTTGTGCCAAATGCTAAGCAAATGGATGCGACTGTGGATCGAATCTACTCAATTTTCCATACCAACAAGGCCATTGTCCAAAGTAGCTACACTGAAAACCAGTGGATTAGTTACTACGAAAGTCAGATTGAACCAGTGATTAGGCAGATGTCTGAGCAATGGACGAGCCGCTTGTTCAACCGACGGCAACGTTCGTTTGGTAATTCAATTGTGTTTGAATCAAGCGATTTGAGCTATGCAAGCATGCAAACCAAACTGTCACTCGTCCAACTGGTTGACCGTGCTGTGATGACTCCGAATGAATTACGTGGATTCTTTAATCTGTCACCAGTTCCGGATGGCGACAAGATGTTACTCCGAAAGGATACAGGGACAGTGCCTTCAGCAACTGGTAGCGACGGCGCCCCTGATCCAACGGAAGGAGGTGATGATAATGACGACAGTGGTACCGATTAAAGGTGACATCGTTACTAATGATTACGGCTGGCTTTACGATCTATTTGGCGATGACTATGCTTCACCTAAAAGCGTCTCTGATGTAATTAACAAGGCTAATGGCGATGACTTATCCGTTGAGATCAATTCAGGTGGAGGAATTGTCGATGCCGGCTCTGAAATTTACACCATGCTTCGTGCTTATAAAGGACCGGTCAATGTGAACGTTGTGGGTGTGGCATATTCCGCTGCATCTTTGATCGCGATGGCGGGTGATGTCGTAGCCATGTCACCTGCAGGGATGATGATGATCCACAATGTCTCCGGTGGACAGATGGGTGACTATCATGACATGGAGAATGCTGCGGATTCGTTAAAGAAGTCAAACGCAGCAATAGCTAATGCCTATATGGCCAAGACGGGTCTATCTCAAGCAGAAATCCTTGACTTGATGGATTCAACTTACTGGCTGGATCCGCAGACTGCCATTGAAAAAGGGTTTGCTGACAAGATGATGTTTGACAATGCGGAGAAGCCAGGGAAAATGATCATGACTGCTAGCCTGAATAAGATTCCAAGTCTTGCCACGCTGAACCAAATGAAACATTTCCGAAACACAACAGCACTAAAAAGAGCGCCGTCTGATGATGATCAGATGGCGCTTTTGAATGCAGAATACAATCTCTTAAATTTGAAAGGGGAATAACCTCATGAACAAAGAAGAATACTTGAAGCAACGCGAAGCCCTGATGAACAATGCTCGCACCGCAATCGATAAGGGCAAGTCTGAGGACGCCAACAAGGCAATGAAGTCCGTGAAGGATTTGGACGCAAAGTGGGATCAGCAAACAAAAGACCAAGCCAACTTGGCAGCCCTGGATGACCACGCGCCAATCACCTTGGCTCAGGTAGCACCAGCCAACGACATTGTTGGTGTTGGAAAGTCTCTTGAAAACACCAAATTGAACACTGTTGCCAAGACACAACCAGAATATGCACATGTTTGGGCCAAGTCCTTGCTTGGCCACACTCTCAATGCTGCAGAACAGACTGTATTCGATAAGGAAAACGTGCGCTTTAATGATGCCACGCCATTTTCTCATCAAACGGGGAACACTCCGACCTTGATTCCTAACACTGTGGCAGCTGGCATCTGGAAGATCGCAGAAGAACAATATCCAGCCTTCGCTGATGCCAAGAAATTCAACGTTTCTGGCACGCTGACCATCAACAAGCACGATGGCATTGTTTCTGGTGATGCTCAGTGGGTTGACGAAAACACGCAGGCGGCTGATGAGCAAAACAAATTCAGTCAATTGGTGCTTAAAGGTTACGAGCTGAATAAAGTCGCCACCGTGTCCTGGAAGATGAAGAGCATGTCTGAAGATGACTTCATCAGTTTCTTGACTCAAGAGCTTGGGGATCGTCTGGGTGTTGCGCTTGGTGTTGCGATTCATCAAGGCGATGGTGAACATTCACCGCTAGGCATTGAGACTGCATTGAAGGCCGAAACGGGTACACCACAAGTTGCCACTTATAAGGATCAAATCGCATATAAGGATATCACTAGCACCATGGCCAAGATCCACTCTAGTTTTGCTGGCAAGGCGGCAGTTTATGCAAACAGCAAAACCATTTGGAATCAATTGGCAAACATCGTTGATAGTCAAGGTCGTCCGTTGTTTATTGCTAGTCCAATCAATGGAGGCGTTGGTAGCATTCTTGGTTTAGTTGTGAAACCAGATGCTGGTGTCAATGATGGGGACGTCCTGATTGCGGATGTGACAGATACAGTCGTTGTCAACATTAACCAGGCACTTACAGTAGCAACAGAAGACCACGTCAAGGGCCGCTCAACTGACTATGGTGCCTATGCAATTGCTGACGCAGGTCTTTTAACAACCAAGGGGGCAGCATTGCTCACAGCAGCCCCAAAAGCCTAGCCCCGCAATCAGTTAAGTCTGAAGGAATCAAGGGCGGGGTTAAGTTAACAGCAAAGTAGAAAGGAGCTAGAACATGGCTGATACACCAGATCGGAGCGCCGAATTCTTAAAGGCACTCCAAAAAGGCAAGGTGGTTGCTGTCGGCAATAAGGGCACTGGTGAAGTTGACGTTACCGGCTTGGCTGATGGGACAGTCGTCAAAGATGGTGACTATCAGGTTGTTTTCGATACAGACAACACCAAGACACTGTCTTCAGTGGCCAGTGATCCGGTTGATGCACCTGGCGCAACTGTGCCAACAACGCCACCTAATCAAGGATAGGCGGTGATCAAAGATGGCTGACGAGAAATCTGAAGAAGAACCAACCTTGTTAGATCTATTAAAACAACACATCCGATTGGAAGATGACATGGACCCTTCCATGTTGCAATTCTATCTGGACGCAGCTGACAAGTATGTCCAGCGTAAAGTTGGCCATAGCGTGAAATACTTGCAGCTTATGGTTGCTACCGTGATGAATGACAATCGATCTGCCGGTGACGATCTAGCGGCGGCACTTGAAGCCTTGGAGCCAATCTTCTACTTGGAGGTGAGAACAGATGACCCAGACAGTCAATCTAACGAACCAACTTAGGTGGATAGCCACACTGTTGGAACTTAAGGACGGCGTTGACGCACACGACCGTCCAAAACAAACGTGGGAAGACAAGCGGGTCTTGTATTACGCCGACATTGGGATCACCTCAACTGAAAAATATCTCGCGCAGCAGAACAAGCAGGATGTCGTCTTGCGCATTTTGATTCGTCGGGATATGTCGATTACTCAGGGTGGGAATCGTGTCCGGATCCGAGGAACTGATTATAAAATCACACGAATCTACGAGACGCCCGACAATCAAAGAATGGAGTTGAGTCTTGACTATGTTGATCACATTTGACGAGTTTCTGGCCAGACTCAAGCAACTGGGTGCGGTCTATCGAGACGTTGCACCACGGACGGCCAAGTATCCGTACTGGATATACACCTATACAAACACTCAGCGTCTAGTAGCCAGCACGGGTACACGGTTAATCGTGAACGAGTATCAGGTGTCTTTGTACACAAAGGGCGTTGAAGACGAGCTACTGCCGTTCATCAAGACGTTTGATGATGTCCCATTCCAATCATTCAGAGGCATTCCGGGCGATGAAAATGATGAAACTATCACGGATTTGTACACGTACATCGAGGTGATTGCGGATGGTCAATAACAACGGTTTTGAAACAATGGCCAAGTATCTCAGTGGTATCAAAGTAGATGATTCAGTGTCAAAAGAAGGGCTTGTTGCCGCAGCAAGTCAATTTGCTGACAAGCTCCGGCCCGAGTTGCCAAGTGATCCTAACGCTCCGCTCGCACAAACCTATGGGACGTTAAGAGATAAGCTACAGGTTGTTGACAAGGGTGATCACATCCAAGTAACGTTTGGAAATGCATTTTGGTGGCTCTTTCTGGAGCATGGAACAAGTCCCAAGAACCATCAAGGAATCAGGGCACGCAATTATGTTCACAACACCTTTGCTGCCAACAAAAATACAATTATGCAGACTATGGTCAAACCGGTCATGGATGCATTGAAAAAATAGGAGGAATCGCTATGACTGATAAACCAAGCAGAGCAAACGATATTGAACTAGAGCTAACTATTGGCGATATGTTTTTCGCTATGAAAACGCAAAATGAGACGGCATCTACTGATCCGGTCTTCGATACAAGTGTTATCCGGATCCCGAACATCAAAAAGATTGCCTTCAAAGGGAACGGAAAGTCGAACGACATTTATGCCAGCGGTAAAAAGTTCGGGACAATCACGCAAGAAACCAGTATTGCAGTGACACACACCCACATCGGGATGCCAATTGCAGTTCTGGATGCAATGAAAGGCATCGCAGCGAAGCATGGGGTCGAGTTTGGATCCACGCTTGCACAATCAATGCCAGAGTTTGCAATTGGTTTTGACACATGGTTGGCCAATGGACAGCATGATGGCATCTGGTTGACGTCTTGTACACTTAACCCTGCTGTTAATGAAACCCATGCAACTTCTGAAGAGTCATTCAAGGAAGTCAACCCTGATATCGTCTACAACGCAGGTGGTTTGCGTAATTCGAGTATTTACTACGCACGCTATAATTCAGCCAGAGACAGTGCTGATCTGACTGTTGACGACTTTTTCAAGCAGGTTATTTTTTCTCCAGAACAGCTTGAAGCGATCGCACAAGCAAAAATGACCCCAAAATCATAACCCCGCAAGCAGTTAAGACGATTGCCAAACAAGGCGGGGAATTAACGATTATTGCTAATTAGGAGGACAAAGGAATATGGCAAAGCTCTCTGATCTAGTTAGGCTCCGAGACAATCATTTCATCACGATTCAAGGTGTAAAGGTACCTGCAGCGTTCACTTTTGCCTCAATTGACGCTATTGAATCCGCATATGGGCAAGGCTACAAAACATTCGAGAAGGATTTGAATATTATGCTCAAACGGAAAGTGATTCATCGCGATCAGAAAACCATGAAACTCATTTGGGCGCTTGTTTACGGCTTACTTGTCGGTGGAGGTACGGAAACTACCTTTGATGAGATGAACCGTGCTATTCCCTTTTCTGAAATTCCTAGTGTTATTCAAGAGGCAATGGATATTCTAAATGAGCAGAACTTCCAACTAAGTGACATAAAAAAATAAAGTCGCCACAACAGGAAGGTGAGGCCCAGGAGGATAACGATTACCCCTGGGCCTTTTATTTGTATGTGGCGAAAGCGCTGATGGGATACTCGCTTCAAGAATTCATGAAATTAACGCCGAATCTGTGGCTGAAACAATATCTAATCTATATCGAGATTAATAATCCTGATGGCATCTACAAAGAGAAACCTAAGCCCATTCGGAAACAGGTCACACTGGACGATATTCCATTTTTTAACTAATTAAGAAAGGAGGAAAATAATGGCTGACGAAACTCAAAACGTTGTTCTTGATTTCAAGATGAATGGTCAAGTAGAGTTTGCTAACACAGTGAAAGACATCAACGCCGTGATGAACACGGCCGCAAAGGAATATCGAGCCCAGATATCGTCTATGGATGATAATGCTAGTTCGACTCAGAAACTGGCTGCTGAACAACAGAAATTACAAATTCAATCCGAAGCTGCTGCTAAAAGAACGCAAATTCTGTCTGAACAATTGAAGACGATGCAGGATCGTGGTGAAACATCTGGCTCTTCATTTGATCGGCTCGTCGGCAAGGTTGCGGATGCACAACGGGTTGAAAACAACCTGAAAGGTGCTCTTGATCAAGTTAACAGCCAACTCAGTGAGCAAGGTTCCAAAGCTAATGATGCCAAAGATCATATCAGTAACCTGCAGCAGGAAGAGGGCGAGCTTGATTCTAAACTTAAGCTCGCGTCTTCATCGGCTAAACTGGAAAATGCCCAACTAGGTGATAATGCTTCCGAGTCGCAGAAGACAGCTGCCGCCCAACGGCAACTGTCCGAACAAATGGACTTGTCTCGGCAAAAAGTTGATAACTTGAAGCAACAGTTGAAGGAAACGGTCACCGCTTACGGAGAGAACTCAGCTGAGGCAACACAGATGAAAGTCAAGTTGAATGACGCCGAAACATCTGTGGCCAATTTGGGTAACCAAATGGATAAACTTGGTAAGGAGTCACAAGATGCTAGATCAAAGCTTGACGAGATTGCTAAGAACACAGCTGCTGAACGGTTGCAGACTGTCGCCAATGGATTCCAATCTGCTGGTCAAGGCCTACAAAATTTTAACCAAAAGGCGCAAGAAGCATGGACACAAACTGATGATGCTGTTGATAACCTGACCAGCAAAACTGGCGCTGTTGGAGGCGTTGCAGATAAACTCGGTGAGTCATTTGAGAAAGTTGAACGCTCCGAGTCTGGTGCGCAGATGGAATCGATGGACTTGTCGAATACCATGGCAGGGCTTACTAGTCAATTCAATTTGAGTGGTCCGCAGCTGGAAAAGACATCCGAAGACGTTGCCAAGTTCAGCCAGATCACAGGTCAGTCTGGGACTGACGCGGTCAACGCATTACATGATTCCATGTCACGATTCAATCTCAGCGCTAAAGATATTCCTAGCGTACTTGATGCCTTTGCTGCAGCGTCTCAGCGGACAGGTGTACCAGTTGCCGACCTTGAAGAAGATGCATCAAAGGCATACCCAGCCTTCAAACAATTGCACATTAGTCTTCAGCAGGGAATTCCACTACTGGCGTCCTGGAGCAAATCGGGGATTGATTCTTCCACAGTGCTCAAGGGCATGCAGAAGGCATTCTCTGCCGCCAAAACTGAGAACAAATCTTTCAGCGATGTCATGACGCAATCTTTCAAGGGAATCAAAGATGCTAAGACAGACCAAGATGCTTTTAACATTGCAATTCAAACATTTGGCGCCAAATCAGGTCCACAGATGGCTCAGGCTATCCGTGATGGCAAGGTTTCACTTGATGGTCTAAAAAAATCAGCCCAAGACACTGGTGGAACCGTCTCGAAATCTTTTCAGCAGACCTTGGATCCAGTCGACAAGGCCAAACAAGCTCAGAAAGAATACGAACAGACTATGGGGAAGATTGGTGGAACAATTCAAGAGACCCTGTTGCCTGTGATCAAGGGGCTTCTGCCAATTGTCAAAGGTGTCAGTGATGCATTCAATAAGGCACCAGCACCCGTGAAAGCGCTGGTTGTTGCGTTTGGTGCGATCACTGTCGCACTTGGTGTCTTGGCACCAGTCATCACGGCAGTTGCAACAGTTCTGCCAATGCTCGGTGTTGGTGCGACCGCTGCCGGTACAGGGGCTGGCCTAGGAGCTGCAGGTATGGGAGCTTTTATGGCCACGCTCCTGCCGTTTGTCGGAGTGATTGCGGCTGTAATTGCCGCGATTACCGCAGTCGTTTTGGTTATCAAGAACTGGGGTGCGATTGTCACTTGGCTTAAGGGTGTTTGGAGTACCGTTACCAGTTTCTTCTCTGGAATGTGGACAAGCATCAAGCAAATCTTCACGATTGCGATTAATGCCATTACCAATTTTTTGAAGCCAGCTTTTACAGCCGCTGCAAATGTCATTAAGTCAATTTGGAACGGTATTAAGTCCTTCTTTTCTGCTTTATGGAACGGAATCAAAGTAATCTTTACGGTGGCGATTACCGCTATTGCTGTCATTATTGGTACGTATCTCAATATCTGGAAGACCATTATTACGACCGCAATGAATTTAATTAAGGGTATCATCACCAATGTTTGGAATGGTATTAAATCATTCTTTGGGCCAATCCTAGCCAGCATAGGTAACGTGATCCGGAGTGCATGGAATTCCATTAGTAGTGTTACCTCTAGTGTGTTCAACGAGGTTAAAAGTGTTGTTTCAAGCATTTGGAACAATATCAAGAATGTCGTTTCAAATGTTGTTAATGCAGTCAAGTCAGTTGTATCTAATGCATGGAACGCAGTTAGTTCGACTACTTCAAACATTTTCAATAGTGTCAAAAGTGCAGTATCAAATGTGTGGAACAGCATTAAATCGACTATCTCAAATGTTGTGGGAAGTATTAGAAATGCTGTTTCAAGTGCTTGGAATGCGGTTAGTTCTGTGACATCTAACGTCTGGAACAGTATCAAAAATGCAATCTCTGGGCCAATCAATACTGCAAAAGATATCGTTCGAGGAGCGATTGACGCCATTCGAGGTTTCTTCAACTTCAGTATCCACTGGCCACATATTCCAATGCCGCATTTCAGCATCCAACCCAGTGGTTGGTCTGTTGGTGATCTTTTGCATGGATCTATCCCTTATTTGGGTATTGACTGGTACGCGCAAGGTGGCATTATGACGCAGCCGACTATGTTTGCCAATAACAATGGCCGGGCACAGGTTGGTGGCGAAGCTGGGCCGGAGGGCGTTATTCCACTGAACGATGATACGTGGAATAAGATGGGTGCAGCTATTGCGGCTCATATGCCATCCCAGGGACCAATTACGCTGCAGGTGGATGGCCGCACGTTTGCGACTATCACCGGTCCATACACCTCGGACTACTTGAAACAGCAGGATGCAACTCAAAACTTTAGCTATGGAAGGAGGCTTTGATAACAGATGGTTGAATTAATTCTGGACGGTCAATCTCTGGCCCAGTCTGTGCCGGGGACGTTGGTCACCAAGAAGCCAAACATTCCCGCAGCTAAGCGCGATGTGCAGTTCACAGACGTGCCTGGCCGTTTGAGTGGTTCATTAACCGAGAAACGGGGTTGGAAGGATATTACTTGGTCACCAGAACTCCAACTCGTGGACTTCAAGACGCTCAACCAGTCATGGCGGAAGACACGGCAGTTACTGCAATCCGCGTCGAAGCTAGTGTTGAGTGATGACCCCGACTTCTATCGGCTCATCAAGTCAGTCACGATCGGCGAGTTTTCTGTAGACGATGTGGAGGTAAGTGGCTCCTACAAGCCCAGCTTCACTTTGGATCCGCTTGAGTATCAGATGACTGATCCAAAGACGTTCACGGCTAACTTTGACATCGTGAACCCCGGTAACGTGGCAGCGGAACCGTTGCTCACCGTGTCAGGGTCCGGAACAGCCAAGATCTCCGTGAACACGAACCAGTTCTCAATCGACAGCCTGACAGCACCTGTCACTCTCGACTGTGCTAAACACACGGCAACCATGGCTGACAAGGATATCACAACCTCGACAGCGGGTGATTGGCCGCTCTTTGTGCCAGGTGTCAATCATGTCATTTTGACCGGCGTCACAAGTATCACAGTGCAACCTAGGTGGTGTTATGTATGAGTACCGATATTGAACTCTATCCGCGTGACCAGACTGATTTCAGTCACCACGGCTATGCTTTGGACGACATCAGCAATGATATCGTCACTTGGCAGCTCAACGCGAAGTTCACCTTGACGTTCGATTATCCGATGTTTAGCGAACATGCTGGAGACCTCGTGGCTGAAAATATCGTGCGCGTGCCAGTTCCGGGGGGCAAGGCTGCTTTTCGAATCGCGCAAGTGATCAAGTCCATGGGTCATCTTAGCATCACTGCTTATCACGTGTTCTGGGATCTTAACGATGATTTCATCGCGGACACCAACATCGTTGACAAGGATGGCCAGGGCGCACTTGATCAGATCATGCGCGCTGCCAACTATCCAACTGGCTTCAAAGTTCTATCAACAATCGGAAATGTAACCAATGCCCGGCTGGTTAGAATGTCAATCATCAAGGCACTTTTGGGAACGGATGACAACTCGTTTCTTAACCGCTGGGGTGGTGAATTCGATTGGCAGGACTTTAGTTTCAGCGTCAACCCTCGTCTAGGAAAAGATCGTGGTGTTCATTTTGAATATGCACACAACTTGACCGGATACGAAGCGACCAAGGACAGTAGTGGCATCATTACGCGACTGCTGCCAGAAGGCTACAATGGTCTTTTACTACCTGAGTTGTATGTTGACAGCCCCAAGTTAGGCAATTATCGCAAACCGAAGATTGGCACCAAAACCTATCAGGACATCAAGGCCATTGACGAAACACAGGCAACAGGGGATCAAGAAGGCGCTGTTCCGGTTCAAGAAGCGTACGAGTTACTTCGTGCTGCCGCTGCGAAAGAGTTCTCCGAAAGTCATATTGATGAGGCCAAGTGGACGTACAAGTTGAATGTGGCGTTGCTTGAGAATACTGAAGAGTACAAGGATTTAAGCATCACCACCACTGTGTTGCCAGGCGATACGGTCACCATCACGCACAAGCTTGATGGTATTGATGTGAAGGCGCGTTTGACTGGATACACCTGGCGGCCTTCAAATCACAGCTATCTAACACAGACGTACGACAGTACATCGCGGCCAGATGTTGCATATAGCAATCTCAGTAGCCGGGTCAACGAGATCAAGTCACAGATTGAGTTAGTTGATAAGGTCGTGATTGCGAAGGCAGCAAATGGCATGAACTCAACAGGCTGGGGAGATCAATCGCCGGTCGATCTGAATATTGCTGGTAAAACCGGTGACGTATACTATCAAACGACTGCCAAGGGGACAACTATGTGGCTCTTTCATGATGGCCAATGGAATGCCGAAACCGGTGACGCTTTTGGCACCGAGGTTCAGAAGAAGGTTGACACCGCAATCGCGGATGTTGCTGCTGCCAAACAAGCTGCCAATGATGCTGTGGCAAAAGCAAATAGTAGCGCACAGTTGGCTTCAATGAGCAATCAGACTGCACAGGCGGCTAAAAGTGCAGCCGACTCGGCCAATGCTCTTGCAACACAAGCAGTGTCAGCGGCATCTGATGCGAAAACCGCCTTGGCGACCGCAAATTCTGCTTTGGAGACTGCGACAGACCAGAAGACGACAGTGGCTACATTGGTCACTAAAACCGATGATTTAGCAGGAACGATTGCAACATTGGCGACTAAGACGGACATAAACAAGTTGTCGGGCGAAGTCACCACAGCACATACCCTGGCTCAACAGACTGCCGATGGATTGCAACTTAAAGCCGATCAAAGTGTCGTTAACACCATCAATGGGTCAGTCAACCAACTGCGTGCTGATCTCAAGGTTGCAAATGATCGGTTGTCTTTGACGATGACCAAGAATGATGTGACTGGGCTGTTGACGCCATATGCCACACAGTCGTGGACGCAGGGACAGATCACGGCGACTGCCAGTCAGTTTAATGCCCAGTTCAGCTCGATTTCTGGCAAGGTTGATGCTTTGAAATTCGGCAATCGAAACTTGTTGCTCAACACCTCAAATATGATCAATTTAGCTCATTGGACTCGAACAAGTTGGGGTAGCGCCACGACAATCGTAAAGTTGTCAACGCACCCGTTTTACCACAATGGTCGGGACAATTTGATCAAATTAACGACTACGGATAGCTTGGATGGTCATCTGCGGTCTGATGTTGTCGCGGTCAAGCCGGACACAGATTACAACTTTCAGTTTCTTGGCTTTCAAAACTACAATGTAAAATCGATCACGGTTTACTTCTTGGGCCGAACAGATGCCACTTCACCTGGTGATGCTGGTGACAATTACGATCGTGACAAGATCCATTTACTGATGAATGCGATCACGTTATCAACATCAGGAACTAAGCGAGCAACAGCCACTTTTCACACAAATCCCGGCGAGACACTGGGTTATATTCGTTTCGATATGAATGGCGGTTACAACGCTACTGATCCGGCTGACATGTATATGGTTGAAGCTGAATTAGCTGAAGGGCCAACGGTGCCGGTTTATTCGCCTGCTCCAGAGGATTCTGCGGACTATGCGGACGCAAAAGTGGCTAGCCTCAAAGTCACAGTTGACGGGATTCAATCGACAGTGGCTAATTATCAAGGCCAAACAACGACTGCTTTGCAGACACTGCAAGGATTCCAAACCACGGCGACCAATCAGATTAGTGGGCTACAATCGCAACAAACACAGCTTGCTAACCAATGGACCAGCGTTGTCGGCGGGTTAAGCAATCCTAATCTGATTTTGAATAGTATGTATCCGGAAGATGTTAGCAAGTTAGGCTGGATCGATACCGCTTACTTGAATATCACTTCGCATGCCTTTTATGCCGGCGGTGGGCAAACGCTCTTTAGCATCAAGAGCACTGATGCCAGAGAGCGGACAGTATCCACCAATCGATTCAAAGTAACGCGAAACACGGCATACACCGTGAGTCTCAAAGCTTTTGCCAATTGGAATACGGTTGGTTTGGACATCTTCGTGATGATGCGCAAGCGAGGATCGGCTAAGGATTATGATACTTTCCAGTTGCTGATTAATAATCAAAAGCTAAGTCCTTCTGAAACATTGTCGTATTCTGCGATATTCAACAGTGGTGACTATGATGAGGCGTTTATCCGCATTGATAACAATGGCATGGTCGACACATCCGGCGATGCCGCCTATCTGTTCTTTGCTGAGCCAAAGGTAGAGCTAGGTTCAATGGCTACACCTGACGTACAATCAGGCACTGACAGCCAGATCACCCAGCTGCAAGATGCGATTAATCTCCGTGTGTCCAAAGGCGATGTGCTTAGTCAGATCAATCTGGAAGCCAACCGCACTCTGATTCAAAGCGGCAAGCTTGTTCTAGATGCACCAACAGTTGTTTTTACAGCCTAGATTGCAATAATAAAGTTACCACCTAGAAAGAGGCTTGCTCACTGCTTGAACTGGGGTTTGCCAACGGAGACATTTTCTGGGTTTGTTATTGATAAGCGCTGTGGCTCGTTGAATATTGGCCTCTGAAACCTGATCAAACTGTGTTCCCTTCGGGAAATAGTAGCGAAGTTCTCGATTGAACCGTTCATTTGTGCCCCGTTCATTCGGGTGATAGGCGTGGCAAAAGTAAACCGGTATCCGATAGCGCTTTGTAAGCGCCTGATCGCAGGAAAACTCTTTACCGTGATCAACCGTCACTGATCGAACCGGACCCGGAAAGTCCACCATCAGTCTTGCAAAACCCTTGAGAACAGCATTTTGTGATAAGTTTTCAAGCTTAGTTGTCGCCATTAAACGTGTGACCCGATCGACAATGGTCAAAACAGCAGCCTTTGACCCGCGACCACCGCGAACTGTATCCATCTCTAAATGTCCTTTTTCGGTTCGCCGATTAGCTGACTCACTGCGAATCTCAATTGAGGTGCCTACTGCTTGGTTATAGCGCGACCGAAGGTCTTGTCTTCTTTTATGACGTTTACCGTGATCAAAGAGTTGACTTGGCTGAAAATCGACTTGTCTTTGATAAATCCAGTGGTAAATCGTGTGTGGTGCACAGTGAACGGCATAACCGACCATTTCAGGGGACCAACCTAGGGTTAGCCTCTCAGTTACCATCCGCTTCAACTTAGGCGTTAAAATCGAGTGCCGACCACAACGATGCCGACAAGTATCGGCATGATCCTGAGCTATAATGGCGCAGTAATCGCCTTCAGGGCAACGGTGAAGCTCATGCCTAATAGAAATACGAGAGCGGCCTAAGGTCGCGGCGATGTATTGAATCGTGTGGTGTTGCATCAGTTCTATCTGAGATCGTTCAATTAAGGTTATAATGGCCATGGGACCTGTCCTTCTCTCTAAATGGTATGTTATGCAAACACCATTTTAGCAAGAACGGACAGGTCTTTTTTCACATTTTCTGGGTGGTAACTTTAATTATGCAATCTAGGACAGGCAATGCCTTCATCCCCTCAGCAGCGATCGCAAGTTTGTCTGCTGACAAGATCACCACCGGGACGTTGAATGCGGCCAATCTTAACGTGATCAACCTGAACGCATCAGCTATTGTGACTGGCACGATTTATGGCCCTAACTTGGCCATCAATTTGAATACAGGGATGGTTGAGTTCCAGAAAGGTCGCATACACTCAACTGACAACAACATTGATATCAACATCGACCAAAAATATATATCCGTAACGGACAGCAACAACAGTGTTTTGCTTAAGGGCGGATCAATGACATTTACCCAACCCTATGCTTTTGACACGGATCAGACACCTTATTTGACTATCGATAATGTCGGATCAAGTCAAACTCTTGGAAGGGGCGCTGAAATCGTAGGCCGTGATGTTTTAACCGTCTCTGTTTCTGGAGAAAACAACTCTTTTCTTAGTGGGGTACCACTTTTCCAAAAAGATTTCAGTGGTATTTCGATTTCAAAAAACTATGACACTGTTGTAGGTGGCGCTAATCGTGGTGTGAGAATCATCGGAGGCGGATCATATTCAACGGGTTTGGGAATGTCTACCGTTCCATCTATTATGGTTGGCTACAACGGCGGCGGAGTAAGTGGAGGGACACGCATTAACATTGAAGCTGACTACGTGCACATACCTTCTGCGTGGTCAAAAACAACCTCATCATCTCCAAACGCATTTGTTGCTTCTGATGGTGCTCTCGTCCGCAGCACGTCTGCCAGCAAGTACAAGGTCAACATCGAGCGAACCCGGTCGACCGATTTGGCTGAGCGGTTGCTGACCGTGCCAAACGCTCACTGGCTGGACAAGGCAGCCATTGAGCGATATGCAAGCGGCGAGCAAAAAGAGTTACCACAGACCAACTTTGGCCTGATTGCTGAGGATTTGGAAGCTGCCGGTCTTGAGGATCTGGTTGTCCGTGGGCCAGATGGTGAGCTTGAAGGGATCCAGTACGACCGGATCGCGGCAGCGCTCTTGCCGTTGCTGGCACAAATGAAAACTAAAATCGATGAACTCAAAGCGACGGCATAGGCTGGCGCTTTTAATTTGGGAGGAAAACATGAAAATCACACTTGAAAATACAAATATTGCTAACGTATACAGACTTGTTGAACAAATAAAAGTTAAGGGCAAGGATGCTCTGGCGCTTGCCAAGTTCATCAAATTGTTAAAGCAAACTTTGAAATCTGCTGGTGAGGATGAGCAAGCCTTAGTCGCTCAGTATGCTCTTAAAGACGAGAACGGAGAATCAAAAACAGATTCGAACGGTAATATTCAGCTGAATCCCGACCTAGCTCGTGAGTACAACAAGGTTCATGGTGAATGGCTTGAGCAGGAGGCTGAAATCGAAGGTGGTACCTATGTGAATCACATTGACGATGTTCAGCGAATCATCAGTGACTACGTTGATGAGAACGAAATAGGCGGACCCGATCTTGATGCATATTTAGCGTTGTATGAAGCATTCGAAAAAGGAGAGAAGTAATCATGGCATTGAAAACTAACAAGAGCATCAGTCTCACAGGTACATCCACCATTGGTGATGTTCAGGTCGCTTATTTGAACGCAACTATTGACCAAGAAGGAAATGGAGCCAATACGGTCAATCAGTCAATTCAGAATCAGGCACTCTATGACGCGAACAAGAAAGAAGTTCGAGCTGACATTGCCAAATTTCAGCAATTGCTTTATGACACAGAGGATTCTTTGACTTCTGAAAAAGAGGGCACAGATAGCAGCAAAACATCGGGACATTGAGTCAACTATAACTAGCCGTTACATCCTTATGGAGGAAGTGAGAAAGTGATATTTTTTGGATACACGATTGGTGAATGGACGGAGGTTATATCAATCATAGGGGTGGGTGTAAGTGCGGGCAGCTGGCTGTTCAAAAAGATTGCCTTAGATCCATTACGCTCTGATATTCAAATGTTGTCAGATACGATTAATCGTCAGCTTAAATTGCATGAACAATCGCTGGCAGACTTGAATGCTCATCTGAAAACACACGATGACGAGCTTGGCAGTCACTCGGTTAGAATCACTCGATTAGAAGACCATATAGGCATTAAAGGAGAAGATAACCATGAAGATTAATTGGAAAGTACGAGTATTAAGCGTCAAATTCTGGCTGGCCATTGTGCCAGCTTCTTTGTTGGTGATTCAAACGGTGGCGGCAGTCTTCGGTTACAACTGGGACTTTGCTAGTTTGGGTAAAGAACTCACTGCAGTGGTCAATGCAGTGTTTGCATTATTGACCATTGTCGGGGTAGCCGTTGATCCAACCACGGAGGGCGTTAGTGACAGCCAGCAGGCGTTAGCTTACCCGGCACTCATCACTACCAAGGCGGCTAAGATCAAGGCGCTAGAGGATCAGATTAAGGCGCTGCAAGCGGATAAAGCGGCTGACCAGGCAGCTTCAGAATCTGCTAGTTCTGCGGCCCCAGCTGTCGCTCCGGCATCTTCAGCGGTGCCAGAGTCAGTATCTGCAGTACCGGCAGAAGGTCAGGAGGCCAAGTAATGGAACAATTAAAAGCTTTTGCAACGCAAGTGGTTCTATCGCTTGCGGACAAGGACGAGACTAACGAGTCCAAGAAGCGGCGTGCGGTGGCTCTGCTTCACGAGAAAGCGAAGTCGCTAGGTCTTGACGCTTCTGAACAGGACATCGACAAAGCGGTAGAGGAGGCGTACACGAATGAGCATTCATGA